CCTGTGGAAACAAGATCTTGAGTCTTTGTAGAGGATGGAGGTTGACGAAATTATCAACAGTTTTGTAGAGCCTGGTTCAGTACCAGCTCAGGTAATTGCCAGACTTCGTGCCATCACCAGTGAAGTGATTGCACGCGCAGGTGTAAAACTGAATGAAGTGGTTTCAGAACTCGAAAACAGTCCACCGACGTATATTCAATACACGTCATTCGACCAGCTTGCAGAATTGTTCAAAAATGCTTTAAGTACAATAATATCACCCACACCACCTGTCGTTCCACCCACACCACCTGTCGTCCCACCCACACCACCTGTCGTCCCACCTGTCGACAATTCAAGTTTAACAGTGACTGGATTTTACGGACCATCACTCACATCGAACGTTCTTGCAGTCTACTTGTTGCAAAATGCGCCGATTCGTCAGGGAATGTCTATTACAGGACTGATTGGGATTGAGGGTCGTGTCTACGTCGAAACGTACACGGCAAATGTCTACAGTGACGTTGTGATCAATCCAGGACCGCCGTCGATTTCTTTTCCTTATGTGTCACTCGCAACGGCATATATCGAAGGATCTGGTACGATTCCAGTCTCACCGAGTTCTCTGCTTCAAATAACATTTGGTTTTGAACAAATCAAAGACCGATCGACTGCTCGTGGTTTTCGAGGACCGCTCGTCACGGGAAACACATTCAGTGTGTACATCGTCGAAGAATTCAAGGGACCTAAACCAGCCAAAGACTGGAAGTTGACGGGTCTGAGCGATCCTTCGACGCTTCTCGTTGACGTGGCTGGAAATGTCACAGTGCTCGAAACCATGTCCAAGAAGGGTGTTTCGAACACGCTCGTAGGAAGCGTCACTAAATCATACAATTACGTGTACGAACTGCGTGTTACAGTTGACCAGGAACAGGTGTTACCTGTTCCCGGAACGATAGTACCGTTGACTTTTATTCGTCCAAGATCAAATATTCAAAGCAAATACTATTCAATCTACGATCCCAAACTGTTCGATGCCAGTGACATAAAGGGACAGACGGCGAATCTTCGTGACCTCGATTCAAATGTATGGACGGACGCTCCGGCTCCACGTGAAGCCTACATCGAAATGACCGGACGTGGTTTCGGCACCGGCGCATTGACTGCAATTGCAGCCATTGGCGCCCAGGAAAAATTCATGTACGGAGGTGAATCGCTCTGGATACCACGCATCAAACAGCACACACCATTTGTTCAGACACATCGACTTTTGAACCCAATAGAAACGACGAGTGGTTTTCTCGATTCGTCGACAAGTTACTCTGTCAATTTGTATCCCCGCGAGTCTGGGGATCTACTTTCGAACATGTACCTGTCCGTTTCACTTCCACAGTTACCAAATAACTATTCATACTGTGAATTGACAGGTCGAGCCATCTTTAAAAAGGTGGAGTTTTTACTCGACGGTCGAGTCATCGAATCAATCAGCGACGACTGGTATGTTCTTCGGGACCAGATCTTCCTCGACGCAGATGAAAAACTCGCCATGTATCAGGCTATAAGCAGAGGTCAAGCTGAATCGAACGTCGTCTCAGGATCGAGTCAATTGGATATGCTCATTCCTCTCGATTTCTTCTTTTGTCGGCGTCAGAGTTATTCGAAAAAAGGGAGAGAACGCCTCGAAAAACCATTTTTTCCACTGTGTGCCGTTTTGCAACAAATCGTCACTGTTCGATTCACGTTCAACGACGTGTCCTGGATCACGAATGCTCCAACGGATGTGAATGGGAATCGCATCGACCTCATCAATCCACGGATCCTTGTCGAAGAAATCACATTGACACCAGAAGAACGAATATACTACCAGTCAAAACCGCTCAAGTACAACATCAGTCGTGTTTGGGCAGAAGCTGGTCTGCCGTACAACAACGGAAAAGCAATCGTGAATTTTACGTCAAAGTATCCTGTGAGTATGCTTACGTGGTTTGTCAGAAACAAATTGTACGAGTCAACCGACCCTGACTTTTACACGTCGAGATATCAATACGGGTACAGCACGGATTTCGTGGAGGCTGCTGTACCTGTACAGTTTTTCAATGGTGTGAATATCAACTTTCTGGATGCAATCACGAGCGGAACAATCTACTTGAACAATCAAAACATTCTTTCAGACTTTCCAGGTGCATTGTACTACAGTTACAAACAACCTATGGATCACGGTTTGTCGGTCCCGACCAAGAATATTTACATGTATTGCTTTTCAGATTTTCCACGCGAGTATACACAAGAAGGGAGTGTCGATTTTTCAAAGCTGAATTCAAACACGTCACATCTCGATCTCGTGTTTGATCAAATCACAGCACCTCAAATCACACAGGCGTATACACTGTACCTTTATTACTACGGTCAGGTAGAGCTCGTGTTTCAGGGCGGAGGTGCCTTTGTTACACAAGACTTATTGTAATGTATCCCGACCCAGTGTTCAAACCGAGATCTTGGACGTCCGTCACTTGTTCTGACGCATAGCACGTCGCACCCTGCAAACCGTTTCCAGGGCTTCCTGTGTAGCCACCTCCTCCAGCTACACCGAAAGCTGCGCCATAAATTGTCGCACCATTCAGTACAAACGGCTCAACTGCATTCGCTGCAACAATGACAGTACTAAGACCGACAATCTGACCAATTACATTTGGTTCCTGGTTATTGTTTGTTGGATTGTAAAAATTTCCAGATGCTGTTTGAACACCCGAAATGATCACAAGATACCCTTCAGGAAGTCCATTGATATCATCTGTCGTGATTGCATAAATGTTAGAACCGGGTATGAGAAGATATGGACCCTGATTACTGATGCTGATGATGTTTGACACGAGATTCACAGGACATTGACCACCACCAAACCCGCCTTCAGCGACAGGTACTTTAGACGGTGGTGGAATTCCTGGTTGTGGATTATAACTTCCACCGTAGATGTATTGATTCCCGTAACCTTCTGCTGCGATAGCTTTAGGTATCAGAAATGGGAACGTCCTTACTGTATACTGCCCATTGCCAAAGTACCCTGCACCAGCAACACCGAGCCCTGTACCCCCACCTTGACCATCACCGTACGGCTGAAACACACCGTCTTGTGGAGTCGCTGGTTCTGTCGTTCCTGCATTCGGGGAAGTAATACTTCCAACGACTGACGTTGCGAACTGAAACTCAACGTTACTCACAACCTCAATCTGGTATGAACCGTCGAATATTGTACCGCCTGTGATTGTCACGTACAAACCAGTTGAGAGTTCATGAGGTATCGTCGTGGTCACCAGAGCTGCACCCATAGCCCCTGAGATGTTTGTGTTTGTAACATTTCCACGGGGACAGAAAGATCCACCATCACCACCGGCGCCGACAAGAATAGGTAGGTCCGCATCCGTGCTTACGGACGAACATCCACCACCTCCTGTAGTCACATGGTCTGCAACCAATGCCGAAAGTGGAATTTGTCCAACGAGAAGTTTGAGAACTTGTCCCTCGTAGAAAGACACATTTCCCTGTATGATGCGTCCACTTGCCTCGCCCATGGCACCAGCAGCCGTCACCTGATAAATGCCACTCGCAGGTGCGGTCCAGTATTGAACACCGTTGTCGATGTACCAGTAAGACGGTTCAGTCCATGGAACTGTTCCTGGATACGTATTCGAAATTGGTGGTCCGAAACGACCTGTGGTTCCGAGAGATGTGAACGTGAATGTATCGAACAGATACAATCCCGGGTATGAATTGTTCTGAATCTTTTCAGCTGTGACGACAGTATCTTGACCGCCTTCATGGACGTCAACGTTCAATGCTGTCAAGTCTCCATCCTTGACTGAAATGACATTGTACCCAAGAGCATAAATTCTCAGAGACCGCGAGTACTGAGACGGCGTCAGGGTGAGTGTATGAAGTTGACGAGTCACGAGGCTCATGTTTATTTCACCTGTCGGATCTTCATTCTCAGGATCAATTGCAAAAGAATACATGTAAAATGAGCGGTCTGGTGTACGTGTATGATATTCAAGCGGCTGAACGACTCGAAGATACAAAGGAGTTCCAAATTCTCTTTTGATGACATCTGAACCATTGAGTGTCAGTTGCAAATTAACCAGCTGATCACCACCGTTGTTCAGATAATTGTAGGCAGACGTTCCGTCATTTTGAATGATCCAGAAGACTTCTTTGACACTGTGAACAAAATCCGTCAGGACTGAAACATCTGTTTCACCTGCAGACACGGTGAATATCAAGCGTTGCCACGTCTTGGCAAGGTAGTTCATTGGTGTCTTTGTCATGTAGTCGCGTTCAGCCCTGGTCACATAGACATAATCGACAAACAGATTCACCTGAACTGGAAGCGTCCAATTCAAAATTGTAAAATCGTTTGCAGATTTAAATTTAACACGAAACACTGGAGGTTTTTTTAGGGCACATAACGGGAGATTGACTGAAAACGGAATCGGAATGTAGTACGACTGGAGGCTGCTCGTGATTCCTTTTCCAACCAGCGTTGTAAGAGCACTTTGTTTGGACTGTGTCACCGTGATATCGTTCCAGAGTTCGAGTGACTCACCGTAGTGTCGTTCGATGAGTTGATTTTCATACAAAAGTTCTACGTAATCGATCATGTACGTTCCTACTGAATCCTGAACAGGAGACTCTTCAGGCCAATCAACACGAAGGTACATTTTTCCAATTGCAACATCTCCCGCCTTTGCAATCCAAATGGTGATATCATCACCGAAATGCACATCCTTTGGAAACTGCAGACGCGTCAGTTGATGTGCAAACTGTGCTGGCACCATTCTCTACTCAAAGTTTAGGAATTAAATAAGAGACCTCCGACGCCCCCTTGAATTTTGAGGATGTTATATGAGCGTGCCCATACCGTAGCGGATGCGTTTGAGAATATTTGTTCGTCGATTCTCGAAAAGTTTACAGTTCCGTTTGGTGTTTGGCTTTCAGGGTTCATTTCAAAACTGTACATTGAAAAGTTGCGAGTGGGCATGGTGGTGTGATTCTCAAACGGCTGAACTGTATTGTAGAATATGTAGCTCCCGACGTCTCTGGACACAATCTCTTCACCATGTGTGAGCGCCAATGCCGTCTGGTCGGCGATGGACGAGTATTGGAACACGTTGGTCGAGTCGGGTGTTCCTGTGAACCACATTTCTTTGACTGGACCCTTGAATTGCATCTCAAGAGGACTATTTGACTTTGCCACCTGAACGACTCCAATTAATTGGTTTTCTGGTGGAGGGGTTTCATGCTTCTCGAAATCAACGAGCAGACTCGCTGTCAAAGTGGGCGTCTGATTATACTGGTCAAAACGGATGATATCCCTGGCTTCTGCGTTCCCATATGTTCCCGTATCGTTCGTGTACATGTACACGTAGCGCGGACCGTTTATGAAAATCTTCGGAATGTACCGACCAGCCAAGTACGGTGATGCAAATTTAAACTGCGTCGTATTTGGAACTTCTGTAATAATCTGCTGACCATTAAGGAATGCTGGGCTTGCACCCTCGATGCTAATAATGTCCCCGACGCTCAGACCATGATTATTGACAACGATATCTTGAATACTGACTTGAATATTCGTTCCGTCACCAATGATCGTTTTGTTAAGCAGGGCCACGATTGTGGTACCAGCATTCGGTACAGTATCTGTCACAACACCAGCTGCTGTTGCAAATACATACGTGGTCGCACTCGTAATTTGAACTATATATGGAGCATCCACTGTTGGGTTATCAAAATGCGCACTTCCTTGAATAAATACAAACATACCATCGGTGAGACCGTGTGGATTGAGTGTCGTACACTCTGCACCCGTCGCGGCACCTACGATTGATAGATTGATGTTAGAAATCGTAACGCCTGCAGAAGGTGTAGTGTTAACCGCACTGATACCCGTTGAGATTATGTAACTTGTTTGACTTATTATACTCGTGACTGGATAAGGGTAAGGACTGTCGAACGACGTACTTCCATTAATGAGCACAAACATACCAGCTGAAAGACCGTGTGGATTGAGTGTCGTTACGGTCGCTACACCCCCACCAAATCCTGTGATAGCCAGATTGAGAATTGAAACAGTAACACCTGCATTCGGAACAATGTTAGTCGCAACTATACTCGTCGCAAATGTATATGTTTTATCGTCTATTATACTCGTAACTGGGTATGGTGAGATGCTGTCGAATGATGTACTGCCTTGTATAAACACAACCATGCCCGTGTAAAGACTATGTGTATTCTGTGTCGCGACGACTGCCTGACTCCCATTTCCTACAATAGAAAGATTCAGGTTTGGGATAGGTGAATAAAGTGTTATGGGTCTTTTAACTGTCACTCCAGTTGTGACTGCGTATGTGTTGCTACTGAAATCAAATGGTATAGGGGCGTCGCCAGTTGATGAATAGTATTCGTATGAGCTTGGGTTACCTAGACCAGCAGAGACATCCACGCGTATGACACACGCCTGCCCGGACAAATAAACATCGGATGTGATGCCTCCTGCGGACATGTACATATATTTTCCGGTACTCAGAAGGTTTTTGAGTGGCATCTCAGTTCCGGCGGTCCAATTCGTTCCGAGTGTTGACCACGGGAGGAGGTTTTGTGAGAGTGTATTAAATGTTGTATATGAACTTGCGTCAGAGTATGACTGAAGAACATTGTACTGTATAATCTTGTACCCGTCGGCGATAAAGTAGATATAGGGTCCTATACATACACCTGTTGATATGAAATCGACAGTCAAGAGAGCATAATAATCGAACGCTTGCCACGAATTAGAGTCCATAAAATTTCCGTTGATGTTGTAAATGTAAATTATGTTACTCGTATTTTCTTCTGGAATGACGTATATTGATGTACCAGTGAAAAGAGTCTCAAGCACTGTATAATCATAATTATTGGAGGTTACATTTGAAGTGAAATCAATGGCAACATAAGAATTCGAATTATCAAGAAAATTCTGTGAATGGTCATATCGAATAAAGTATGTCGTTGGTCTATTAGACGAAATTGTGTAGTAGACATAGACGCC